TAGAAAGAGGTTGGTAAGTGTGTTAAAATTGGGGTAGGTGATGATTATGGGACGGCGGAAGCGAATAGGAGTTAGCGATGTTTCCAAGAATGTTTCTCCTAATGTTTCTCTTGGTGGAGATGTTCGTAGGGAAGAATTTTCTGGGTTAGTTGGTCGTGCTAAGATGCGTAAGTGGATGGAGTTATTAGACAGTGGGATGAGTGTTGAGGAGGCGAATGCTATTTTGGGGGTGATGGTGAGTGAGATAGGGGATTGGATGGAGGACGAGGAGTTTCGGGAGTTTATGGCTCGTTGGCGGGAGGGGATGAAGGTGATAGTTGAGAGCAGGTTGGCAGAGAGGGCGAAGGGGGGAAGTGTTACTGGTGCTGTAAAGTTTTTGGCTTCGTTGGAGCCTGAGAGATGGAGTGAGCGTGTGATGGTTCGTCAGATAGGTGAGGAGCGTCGGGAGATAAGGGTAGTATTTGCGTGGCGACCGTCGGATGCTCCGAGGGCTGTTGGAGTTATTGAAGAAGTTCCGCAGTTACCTGCGGGTGAAGGAGGTGTTGAAGGTGTTTGATGAAGTTATTGAAGGTTTTAGTAGTGGAGACCGAGTTTACGAAGTGACGGAGAAGCAGCGGGAGTTTTTGGAGAACCCATGTCGTTTTAGGTTGTTTATAGGGGGATATGGGTGTGGGAAGACGACGGCTGGGTGTTTGGAGGCGATAAGGGTGGCGTTGATGTATGAGGGTTCGTGTGGGTTGATAGCGAGGAAGACATTCAAGGAGTTATGGACGACGACTTTAGATGTGTTTTTCCGATTATGTCCTTGGGAGTTGGTGTGGGGTCACAACAAGAGGGAGGGGAAGATATTGATGGGGTTACCGCAGTGGAGGGTTCCTTCAACGATATATTACATGTCGTTGGATGACAAGCGGAAGTTGGAGGGGTTGAATTTGGGTTGGTTTTACATAGACGAGGCGGTAGAGGTTGAGGAGGAGTTTTGGATAACGCTATTAGGTCGTTTACGGCATCCAGTAGGACCGAGGAGGGCGTGGTTGACGACGACGCCTCCGAGTTACGGGCATTGGTTATACAAGTGGTTTAGTAGGGGAGGGGAGTTTGGGATAGTTCAGGGGGCGACATATGACAATCCTTATTTACCTGCGGATTATGTGAAGATGCTTGAGGAGTTATTTGGTGGGGATGAATATCGCAAGTATATATTGGGGGAGATGGGAGTTGGTAGGTCGGATGCGGCAGTATTTCCTAATTTTACGCCTCAAGTTCATGTTATTTCTGAACAAGAAGTTGCGAAGTTGCTTGAAAAGCAGGTTGGTTTATATCGTGGGATAGATTTTGGGTTTTACCGTCCTGCTGCGGTATGGGGTATGTTGGACGAGTGGAACAGGTTGGTTGTGGTTGGGGAGTATTTGGGGGCGAGTGAGCCGTTGGACAGTTTTGTTCAGAAGTTGAAGCGGATAGACATGGAGAGGTTTGGGGGTAAAAGGGTGATTGCTGATTTTCATGACCCTCACAGCACATACACGACGGATGTCATTAGGATAGACCGAGCGGATGTTTTGAGGAGGCACGGGTTAAATCCGCAGCCTGCTTTAGGGGGTAGTATAGAGAGTGGTGTGATGTTGATGCAGGGGATGATGGACAAGTTGGTTATGGGGAAGCCGCTGATTATGTTTTCGGAGAGTTGCAAGTTGTTGATAGACGGGTTGAGGGGGGGATATTGTTGGGATGAGAGTGGGAAGAAGATAAAGAAGACGGGTATTTACGAACACTTGTTTGATGCGTTAAGATATATGGTGTTGGGGTTACACCGCAAGATAGGGGCTGGGACATGGAGTTCTGTTTCGGAGGCAGGTTCTGAAAGAGGTGCTTCTATCTTTCGTGGTTTGACTTATTTTGAAGATTACAAATTGAGGTGAATAGAGAATGGAAAGTTTGGAGACATGGGTGCAGGCTTTACCGATATTAGAGAAGTTACCCAGGGTAGAAACGGAGGTTCGTGCTCCCTTAGCGCCCCCTAGTCCCTTTTCTTTACGGGCACTGGAGCGTCAGTTAAAGCAAGAAGTTTCGGATTACGAAGAGGGGTTTAAGAGGTTGTTGAATATGGCGAAGGAGGGTAGAAGTGAGGCTGAAAGTAGGTGGAAGGTTGCCAAGGCTGCTTACGAGTGCAGTTACGATTTTGGCTTCAAAAGCGCCCACCAATCCCGTGCTTACATCCCCCGCTTGACCCGCAATGTAGATGTCGTTGCCCAATATTTACGGAGGATGCTCGTAGAAAACCAACAATTCTTTACCGTTATAAGTGCGTCTTCAAGGATAGACGACATCGCCAAAGCAGCCGTCATCCAAAAACTCGTTCAATATATCGTTGAGCGCAATAAATTAGACGAACAGTTCACGAAACTTGCAAAAATCGGCTTGCTTTACGGTTTAGTTGTCATGAAGGTTTATGTGATGCCTCAAAAGGTCACTCATGTTATTGTTGACGAACAAAGCGGGAGGATAAGGTCATTGGAACGGGAAGGGTATTTCGTTAAGATTGAGTTGGTTCATCCTCAAGATTTCTACTTAGACCCCACAGGGTTGAACAAGTTCGTTATCCAGAGGATAATCGTTGAGAAATCTGATTTGTATGATTTCGTTGATTTGGGGTTGCTTGAACGGGATGCGGTTGAGAAGTTGATTGCGAAAGGCGAGGGACACTTGGCGAAAGTAGACCGACCGCTAAAGACGCCGAAAGAAAGACCTTTGTATGCTTTGTTTGAGTATTGGGGAGATTGGTGGGATAGTTCGGGGAATTTGTTGCATAGGAATGTGTGGTTGATTTTCGGTTCAGTTTTGGGTTCTGATGGAACTGAATTACCCGACTTTGTTTTATTGAAAGGACCTGTCCCCAACCCTTACTGGCATCAACACCCGCCATTTGTTTGGTCATCCTTTTCCCCGTTACCTTCAAAGGCAGTTTACCCTATGTCCGTTGCTGACTTTCTCGTTGACTTGCAAAGAGAATACACACGGCTTTTCAATGCCTTAATTGACGGCGCAATTTTTGACGCCATCAACATCTACGAAGTTAACGAACTCGCCGTTGAAGACCCCAAGGAAATAGACGAGATATGGTCGGGGAAAATAATTCGGAGAAGAAGCGATGTGCCCGTCATAACGCCTGTGCAGTTAGGTAAAATGCCGACGGCGGCAAGTTTTATGGTTCAATTAATGGAGCGTTACTTGCTTGAGGGTTTCGGTGTGACGGAAACTGTGTTAGGATATTTAAGCAGCAGGGGGCGACCGACGGCTACTGAGGTTTTGACGGCTCGGTCACACGCTTTCAGTGCCATTGAGGAAATGGGTAGGATGATTGAAAGTAATTTCATGGAGCCTTTATTGGAGCGGGTTTACCAAGTTGCGATGCAAGTCCTACCCGATTTGGCTGATGAAGAAATGCTAAGTGCCCTTGGTGATATGTCACCAACTTTGAGAAGGTTGATGTCTTTGTCGGCAGAAGAACGAGAAGCACTAATTAGAGGCGGTTACCGCTTCCAAGTTCGTGGTATGAGCATGGCTTTGACGAAGGCTCAGGAGTTGGCGAGGATAAACGAGTTCATTCAAATCGCTGCCCAAATCCCTGTCTTTGCACAGCAAATAAATTGGCAGATGTTGCTCAGGAAAATAATTGAAGCCTACGGTTGGTCGCCTGACGAAGTTTTGTTGCCTACACCAGTGCCCCAACCTGTTGCGGAGGCACCAGAATTAACAGGCGAAGGTGTTACAACTGAAGAGCAATCGGTTGCAACGACTGAGCATGCAACGCCTGGGGCGATGCCTGATTTGTTAGGTGCGCTTCAGGGAACTTAGAAGCGAGGTGATGTCTTATGAACTGGATATTGAAACTATATGCTTCCTTGAATGCGAGTAAGTTATTGAGCCTTGCTGACGATGCCGTTGATTTTGCGCTTTCAGTAGCCGAAGCGGTTATTTCGTTGCGCAACTCTGTTCGTTACGCCCCTTTGGGTGTCACTTTGGGGCGTCAATTCGCACTTGCACTCGCATTCACGGATAACGCTTCTAAAGATGCGGGCGTGAAATTACTTGAAGCCGAAGGTCACAAGAAACCTGTGTTCGTTAAAACTGTTGAAACTAAACTACATTCTGTCCCATATGTTCATGTCTTTTTAGTTTCGTTCCCGAAAAACAGTGAGCGTTGGAGGAAGGCAAAGAAACTCTTGAAATGGAGGGATGGTTAGGATGCCTCAGAAAAAATCGCCCAAAATTATCGGTAACTACACCGAAGCCGAAAAAGACGCACCTGGCTTTGAAGTCTATGGCTCACGAAGAGCCCAACCTGACATCCGTCCCGTGCAGGTCAAGGAAATTCAGCGTGAATTAAGTAGACAACCAGTAACAAATATGCCAGACATGAAGACACCGTTGAAAAAGAAGTAGGATGGTGTAGGAAATGTCTGTGCGCTTGATTGAAGGGTTTGATACATATTGGTTCAAACCAGGTGTGGATAATTCGCTTGCCCCCATTATCCCTAAATGGGGGTTTCCCGTGCCTGATTTTTCTATGCCTAAAACGGCGTTGAATTTGGCGTCGTTGTGGTGGATTTTGTCTTTTCGGGAAGGGACGAAGGCTATCCGAGCACCTTTGAGCGTCTACACACAACTCAACAAACCCGACTTCGTGCTCGGTTTGCGGTTCGCACGGACGACAGATGCCCCTGCATTGTTGTTTTCTGTTTGGGAAGGAGAGCCGACGAAGACAGGTTCACGGCTAATCTGTGGGGTTTGGGTTGATGGTGACGGGATTATCAGGGCTTTTTCAGGAGGAAGTTGGGATAGAGAGAGAATTGGCTTCGGTTTGTCAGGGCATACAGAAATAGGTTCGTCAGGAACTTTCGCCCTTCCCATTACAGATGAAATGCCACGACATTATTTGGAATTTGCCGTAAAGATAGAAGCGAACGGTAACATTTTAGGGCAAAGCCGAGTTTCTAGGTTGAACGGTAGCCAAATTGAAGTTTTGAACTCCTTCTCGTTCACGGGCTCAATTTCACCTCCACCGTCCCCATCCAACCTTTTCCTCTGGATTGCGTCTAACTACTCGTATAGAGATGCCAGCAATAACTACACTACGGCTCACGGCTACGATGACTTGTATCTAATTGAAAACGATGGGATAGCCCCCTCCAATGTAATGATAGGTCCCTGCAATGTTTATACCCTCAGACCTCAATCTGTTAAAGTTGCTGAGTGGTATGCCACGCAAGTAGGTCATGTTGCCCCTGTGAGCGAAGATTGGGTTTCACACCCCAGTAACGATTTGGATTACATCCATACCGATGCTTTTCCACGAAGAGAGATTTGGTCGTTCGGTAAGTTAAAAGAAATCCTCGGAGACAATTTCATACCAGTCGTCTTTCAGTTGACAGGTTGGGTCAACCTACAAGAACATACAAAAGGCAGGCTTGCAATTGTCGTTCGTAAGTCGGAAAGCCCTTGGGATGAGACATGGTTTACCCCTAATGAAAAACTTGTGAGTGATATATCGGGAAACATCGGGTTCATTACACGCTGTTTCATCGCTTTTTCGGAAGTAGACCCCGACAATTTAGATTTCGGGGTCGTGACTTTATGATATGGTATGATATGGAGGGTTGAAAATTGATAGGGATTGTCGTTCAAGGTTACGAGAACTTAGTTTACTTGTTGAAATTCATCTCGGAAGTTATGTGGGTTGAGCCTAAGGAGACGGATGCGAATTTGCGGGCGCTGTTTGTGGAGCAACTCGTCTATCCTAAAACCGTCCGTGAAGCCCAACTCTTTCATGTCCAAGTTGAAGTTTTGGTTACTCCGAGAAGGTGAGAACATGCGGGTAAGAGTTCCAAGTGACGAATTGCTTTTCATTCTCGGACGAGATAATATCTACTACATTGTCGTGCTGGACGATTTTTCAGGCAAGCCAGTTGACATTAAAACCATCGCAAAAGTTGAAACAACGGCACGAATTCCAGGAACCAATATTACCATTCAAGGTGACACTTTCATGTTCACACATCTTGACAACACAGTGTTGAAAGTTGTATTCCCTAAGGACAGAGTTCCACCAGAAGTTAAACCTGGTCATGTCTTATTCATGACTTGTGATGTTACTACAACTTATGGATTTAAGCACTCAATTCTTCAACCACCCCAAAGAATTCGGGTAGTCAGTCCAGACTGAAACGAGGTGATTGAAGTATGTCAAAAGTCAAGATGCCTCTGCTGACACTTATTGCAATTTTGGTTATTGCGGGGTTAGAAATTGTTGCATTGCTGCGAGGGGTTGATGGGACGGCTTTAGCGGTTGCATTGGCGATGATTGGGTTGTTAGCACCATCACCATTTTTTCAGTTGAAGTGGAAGGATATTGAAATTACGAAGCACAAGGAAGATGAATAGCGTCAGTGCAATTGAATGGGAGGTGAGTTGCTGTGCCTTTTTACCCTGAGGACAAAATCAAAATCAGCCTTACGCCAACAGACCGTTCCGAAAGAGATGAGAGGACTGGAATGGTCGTTAGTATCGGTTTTTCGCCCGTCCGAGGGCAGGGTTTGTTGCGTCAAAGCGGATTTGGTTACGCAAGGGTTGAAGAGCGAGGTGTTGTTCAAGCCGTAGGCGGTGCTCCGACAGCGAAGTTTCTCAAGCAAACAGGTGAAGGTTTGAGTGCGTGGTCAGAAGTATTTTGGGATGACATCCAGTCAAAACCTGAAGTTTTCCCTCCCGAACCACATAGGCATGGGTTAGGGGATTTGCTTCAAAGCGGGGCATCCGAAAACCAAGTTATCAAGTGGCAGAGCACGAATTGGGTTGCGGGGTTTGTAAAGTGGAATGAAATTGAAAATAGACCCTCACAGTTTCCTCCTGAACCCCACACTCACGATGCTTCTGATATTACTTCAGGTCGTTTAAGTGCATCAAGACTACCAACTTCCGTAACTGCCAACCGCTTCTTAGTTGTCAGAACTGCCAACTCAGACCCCGTTTACGACGCCATTCAAGCATCCGACCTACCCTCACACACCCACACTCGCTCCCAAATTACCGACTTCGCTCACGCATCAACCCACGCTACTGGCGGAAGCGACGCATTGACAGGGAACTTGGATGCGAATGCAAGGGTTGGTGTGATGAATGCTGGGACGCTCGTTGGGACGAGGCGGAGGGTAAATTTCATTGCGGGGACGAATGTGACGCTCAATGTCGCCGACGATGCAGCGAACGAGAAAGTTGATGTAATCGTTAATGCTACGGGAGGCGAATTATTTGCCACTGCAACAGCACCACCACAAAGCATACCTGAAGGCAGTTACTTTGTTCTCGCAAGGATAACAGTTCCGATAGACAAACCCAATTTGAAAGTTATCGCCGTTGCAGTTTCGCCTTATCATGGTTCTGGAGTGCCTTTAAACGCTTGGATAGAATTGTTTAACGAAACTGATGGAGTATCCGTTGCGACATGGCACAGCGGAACAGGTCCAGTTTACCTTGAACCCAACCAGACTTTTTCTCTTGGCGGTAAGACAGTTAGTTTTCGGTTGTCTCATGGTGCTTTTGGTGCTGTGGAATGTTGGGGCAGTGTTTCATTCAAGTTGACACCATAAAGGTGATGTCTAATGCCTATTCAGACGGTAACAGTTTACCACACTGTAACAGATGAACAAGGAAATCCCATCCCGAAAGTGCCTGTAAAAATCAGGCTCGTTCGGCAGCGGTTTATTCGTTCGCATCAAGCGGAGATTATGGGATGGGGTGTGATGACGGAAACGGATAAGTCGGGTTATTGGTCTATTTCGTTAATTCCGAACAGTTTGACGGATGACCCTGAAAGTTATTACATCGTTGAGGAAGGCTGGGAGGGTTCTCATATTTATCATGTCCACTACATCCGTGTTCCTCAAGATGCTTCACGGGTTTGGTTAGGGGATATTGTTATCCATGATATTTCAGGTGAACCTTCTTATTATCCTATTCTTGAAAGTGTTGTCCGAAGTATCCGTGCTGAAGGTAATTCACTTCTCAAGGGAGATGTCATTTTAAAGGCGGGGACAAATGTCACATTGGTGCAAGACAACACGGAAAAGAGTATTACGATTAATGCTGCTGGTGGTAGCGGAGGTCCACACAATTTGCTTGATGGTAGCGTCCATCCAGATACGCAAGCAACCACGGTTCAGAGAGGAATGTTGATTGTCGGAAGGGTGATTGCTGGAATAGTGAAGTGGGCTGGATTGGCTCTGGGTCTTGCGGGGAAGTTTCTCAAGTCTGATGGCACTGATGTTGTCTGGGGCGATGTCAATTGGGATGAAGTTCAAAACAAGCCTTCAACATTCCCACCATCACCGCACACTCATGTTAAGGCTGACATAACTGACTTCGCCCACACTCATCCTTTGAGTGAACTTCAGCAAAGCGGTGCAACAACGGGGCAAGTTCCTAAGTGGTCTGGAACTCAGTGGCAAGCAGGCAATGTAGATTGGAACGAAGTGACCAACAAGCCTTCAACTTTTCCGCCTGCCCCTCACAACCATCCACGAAGCGACATCGTTGACTTTTTCTCTACTCCCTTCTGGAACAACATTCCCGACAAACCCTCAACTTTTCCGCCAGACCCGCACACTCACGACGCAAGCGACATCGTTTCAGGTCGTTTGAATGCATCAAGGTTACCAACTTCGCCGACAGCCAATCGCTTCCTTGTCGTCAGAAATGCGAACTCAGACCCGACTTACGACACTATTCAACCATCTGATTTACCGAGCCACACTCACACGAAATCCGACATTACAGATTTCGCTCACACTCATCCACCTTCGGACATCACGCCGCAGGGACACGGTTCTGGTTTGGACGCTGACACAGTTGACGGAGTTCACGCTGAAAACTTGAGGATAGCAACAATTGGACTGACTGTCGGTGACGGAGTAAACGCAATTACGACGGGTTTTAAAGGTGCGATTTATGTGCCGTTCAGTGGACAGATTACCGAATGGGCTATTTTGAGCACTGACGCAAATCCGCCAACTACGGGAAGTATTGAAATTGACATTTTGAAAAGCACTTTTGCTGATTACCCTACGATGGCGAGCATGGTCGGGACGGGAACGAAGCCTAACATTGCTAACTCAAACAAAGGTCAAGGTTCACCAACGGGTTGGACAACGACTGCAATCAACGCAGGTGATTGTATCGGCTTCAATGTGACTTCGGTTTCGTCTTTGAAGCGAATAACGATTGTGCTTAAGGTGGTGAAATCGTGATGCGATTAGTGTGGACACCGAGAGGAATTAGAGGACGAACCCAACAAGGCGAACCTGAAAGAAATTTCACCCGTGTCAGCATTCGGGGATATCAACGAGGCTACGAGGCTGAATTGGAAGACGAAACTGAAGTTGTCAATATTGTCAAGGCTCGTGGTGAAGACAAAAGACGGGAGGTGAAACCTCGTGGCAGAAATTCGCTTTGAACCTATCAACGATGAAATTCGCTCTGTGACCATAGACGAGGATGAAGAAGGTGGTTTAATTGCGATAGTTGACTGGGTTGGCAAATCCCGTGATACTGCGAAAGTGCTTGAGTTTGAAACAGGCGCACAAGGGACTTGGGCAAGATTGTTGCTTTCTGACGGTCGCCAACTTTGCATTACTCAATCGGGAACAATGGAACCTTCTTGCTACTACATCATCGGCGAAGAAATTCCCGTGATTGAAGAGCCAGCAGAGGTGACCGTGTAATGGCGACATTTACATCAGTCCAGTCAGGTTACTGGAACGACCCGACAACTTGGGACCAGAACGCCGTCCCTGCCGACGGCGATAGCGTGATTATTGCATCAGGTCATACTGTCATCTTCAATGTTGACCAAAGCGGTTTTGCAAACGGACTTGCGGGCTTGACAATTGACGGGACGCTGAAAATCCCCTCACAAGCAGAAGACAGTTCAATGCCCGACTTTGTTTGTTTGAAAGTCAACGCCAACATAGCAGGTAGCGGAAGTTTTCTGATTGGTTCATCTACGCAGCCTATCTCCCATCCACAATCAGCAAAAGTAATGGTCAACGGCACAATTACGGTCGCAACTTTCAATGTCTACGGCGAACAACGCTCACCACTTTGGGACTACC